CAATGCGGAGGGTACAGGCCACGGTCACCGTGCCGGTTGCCGTGATATTGGGTTCGTGGATGTTGAGCGAGGAGACCACCGGCGCCGTGCCCGTGGGGATGGTCAAGGCGCCGCCAGTGTGCAACATCTGCACCCGGTGAGCGCTCTGGTCTGCCGTGGCCGTTTGAGCTGCGCCCAGAAAAGCCGCGACAATCAGCTCGGGATTGGTTGGTGCTGCCGTTGCCCCAACGGTGAGCTTGCCGTAAACCGGCGTAGCGTTGGGAGCTGCGGGGCCGCCTGAACCGAAAAGCGTCGTGTAGATCGAACCTGCCATGGAATGAACTCCTTTGTAAAAGATGCCGGGGGGACTCGTCCCAATCCCCCCAGCTGCACCCTGCCGCTACGCGAAGTGCTTCCGGTTTTAGGTGATGTTGAGCCAGTTGGAGGAAGAGAAAGTCCCAATGTTTGAATACAACGTCGAGCCCGCCGTACCCGCCAGGTTGTGATAGATGCAGCCCGGAGCAAACCCGGCCACACTGTCCGTTGGAGCTGACGAGCCCCAGGCCTGGACCGTGCCGCGTCCTGGCAGGTATTCGATCCTGCCCGTGGCATCCTGAATATCATGGCGCCGGGAAACATGCAGACCTGAGTTTTCCGCTTCGAGCCTTTCGGCCGCCTGCAAGAAAGCCTCATCGACCAGATCACGCACGACTACGAACATGGGTCACCTTCTTTCTTTTCCTTGTGTCAACATCATCCCACTTTGGCAATGCCCACCGAGAGAAACAATCTATCGGCGTTTGACACTCTTCCTTGTGTAAGACCGCTCTTGCTGCCCAGAGGCGACTGAGTTGAACCCCTAAGCCCCCCAAGAGCGGTCAGGCTCACTAAAATAAAACGAGCCGCGCGGAATTGGGGTTCCGTGCAGCTCTGATCACGCGCAAACCTTGGTGGAGGTTCACGTCATGAGTAAAAGTAATGTACGGATCAAGCACGGACACAACAGGCATCGCAAACCTTCTGGCGAGTACTACGCTTGGCTCAACATGAAAGCTCGTTGCTCGCGCAAGAACGCCGATCATTCTGGTCGCTACTTCGGGCGCGGGATCAAGGTCTGCAAGCGCTGGCAAGAATCGTTCGCGGCGTTCTTTGAGGACATGGGGCCAAGGCCGACTGCCAAGCATCAGATTGAGCGCCGTGACAACGATGGTGACTATGAGCCTGGCAACTGCCGCTGGGCCACCAAAAGGCAACAAGCCAGAAATACATGCCACAATCATTTCGTCACCTTCAAGGGAAAAACACAGTGCCTTGCGGCTTGGGCTGAAGAACTCGGCATCAACCGCGCCACTCTTCAAACCCGCATCGTCCGAGAATGTTGGAGTGTCGAAAAAGCCTTAACAACTCCACCACGGAAACAGTGTCAACGACTAATCACTTTTCGCGGTAAAACACAAACGCTCACAGCTTGGGCCAAGGAACTCAAGCTGACATATTCTTGGCTGCATTACCGTCTTCATCAACGCGGATGGAGCGTCGAGAAAGCCCTCACGCGTCAAAGCTGATTCCGTTTATCGTGGCCACGCCAGAGCCATACCGCCACTGGTTGACGCTGTTTGCATTATCAGAGCGATCCCCGTTATAGCCCATTTTGGCCGGCTTATTTCTGCGATCCATGCTGATGGATGCCAGTAATCTGGAGGCGAAAGCGGAAGCGTGAACATTGCTGGCATCGTCGAGCCGTTCTTCCATCACCGCCAGACAGCTTTCCAGGATCGTTTCCGAATGCTGGGCCCCGCCGTAAGCGTAGGGCGTCGTGCCGTCCAGGTAATTCGGGTTGACGTAGTAGGTCAGCTGGATCGTGTAATCCTTGTCGGCCAGGGGGAAGATGAATAGCTCCCACTTCTGCGAGCGGTTGACCTCGGTTCCCTTGAGGGGCCGTACCACCGCGTACATCGGACAGCCCGATCGGGTCGGGGTCACCGCGTACATTTCGCGGATCTGCCCCTCGTTGCGCCAGTCGATCCGCCAGGGTTGCTTGGTGGTGCTGGTGGTCTGGATCGTCAGCTTGCCCTCGATACCGCCGAAGTCATCGGGCAACAGAACCGTGCTGGCGCCCGTGGCCAAAAGCACCGTCGAGACCGGCGTCAAGAAGCTCCAATTGTACGAGCTGCCCGAGTCATCCACGGGAGCCGGGAAATAGAAGCGCCTTAAGCCCGATTGTGCGGCATCGTCGATCTCTGCCTGTTGCTTGGCTGACCAGGCCTTGTCACTGTAGAGAACGTTCCCTCTGCCCCAGCCCGCGAACGAGCCCAGCTTGGACTTGATCTGTTCGATCGTCAGATTGAGGTTGGGTTCGGCCATGGCTTTCCAGCAAAAAAGGGCCGTTGTCGTTCCGGTTTTACGGCGCTCGCAACGGCCCCCGATTCAACACAACAGAAGGGTAGCAACTTTCAGTATTCGCAGCTTTCGCCGTCGCTCATGCCCTCGCTGGCTTCCTGGGGCGCTTGATGGCCGCCGGTCGGGCAGCACCCTTCCGGCATTCCCATCTGGCTATTCATTGCATGATGCTCGGACGAAGCGTGCGGATCCTTGCCTTCGCCCTTGAGCCGGTTGGTCATGCCTGAGTGATGGGTTGGGCCCGTGTGATGTTTGCCCTTGCTCTTGCGCACTGGATTCTCCGATAGCGCCGGTGCCTTCGTCCTTTAAGGACCAAGAACATCAGTGGCTTGCCGTGCCACTGATGCCCTGTGTTGTTTTCCGGGGCCTTGTAACCCCCGCGGGATCGGCTGCCCATCACTTGAAGATTTGGTAGCCGAGGATCGCTACACACACCCACGGGATCAGGGTGCCAGAGCCAAAGGCCATGGGGTCGGGAGTGGGGCCTTTGAAAACGTACATGCCGCCCCCAAAGAGCCAAAGGATCATCAACACAATGAAAACAACAAGAGCAATCATTGGCCCTGGTTCCTTAACTGTTCGCCAGCTGGGCGCAGGCGATCCAATCGATGTCGAGCGTGTTGGTAGCCGAGCCAGCCGTGTTCATCACCGCCATGACGGGAGTCATGAACGCCGTGGGGAATGCCTGCCCGCTGGTCGCGTTCTGGATGTCCTCGGTCGTGAGGAACGTCGGCAGTTCCAGACCGTTGACGAAAAAGCGGATGATGGGACGGCGCACCGATCCCGTGGTTTGCCGCGCCGTGGGCGCCGTGACGATCTTGGGCACCGCGTTGGGATCGAACAAGAAGCCCGTCTTGACGAAGCTCGAAGCGGTCAGCACGGAGTTGCCCGAGCTTGCCATCAGCGTCGTCAAGTTGGTGGGATAGTTGATCGTGCCCGAGGTCAGCTCGAAAGCGACCGCAACTTCGGTCGGGCCGCCGCGCACGCCTGTCGTGGCGGTCGAGTGGAAGCCGAAGAAGTTCCCCGCCGTCATCAGGGTATCGTCCGTCGTGGTGATCGGCTGAGCGGCTGCCGGGAGACCCGAAGAAAGGGTCGGGCCCATCAGGCCGATGAAGTGATCGGCAATCGCCGTGGTCACACTCGACCGGCGCCAGCGGCACTCGAACCACATTTTCTGGTTGAGGGCCAGGGTCGAAGTCGTGATGAAGCGGAACGCGCCCGAGGAGGAGAGCAGGGCAACGCCTTCGTTGTCGCCGTTGGAGCCGATCTTGATGACGCCCCCTTCGAGCTGCCCGTCATTGAGCTGGGCCCCGGCATAGCCGTAAACAGACCAGCCCGCGAGCGAGCCCGCGACAGCACTGGACATGTCGGTGTTGCCCACCTTCATGAAGTCGTCGAAAAGGTACATGCCCTTGCCGCCGTCTTCGAGCATGTCGGGAATGGGGCAATCGGCCCAGATGACGCGGGAGGGGCCACGGATCGTGCTGGCGGCCAGGTTCGCCTTATAGTCAACGCTTTTAACCGACATGTTTTCTCCTTAGAGTGTGAGCTGAGGTTCCGTCTCAGTCTGAGGATCGGAAAAAGTCTCGTCTTCCTCGATCTTGGCCTCGGGCTTCTTTACCGTCTTGCGATACACTCGCGAAGAAACCCCGGCCTTGGCGATCGAGCCGTCCTTGTTGCGCGTCTCCGGGTTGACCAGCACGTCCGTCTTGAGAACGGGCTGCCGTCCCTTGTGGGTGACCATTGGGCGGCCATCTTTCCGCCTGCTCAATGGCTCGAAAATCTTGTTGTCCGAGGTGAACCCGACCAGGTGATGACAGTAGCCTTGATCGTCCATGTCCTCGACCTCACAGCCGAAGGGACAGTAAACGATCAGTTTGCTCTGAACATCAACCAGCGGAATCATGGGAGCCTTTCGCGAATTGCGTCAAAAGTTGCGTCAACGCAACTTTGACGCAATTGGTCTTAACCGGGGTAGGTGACTCCGTTCGACAGAACGAAGTGACACCGCCGATTCTTGGAAACAAAGTTGTACTGCGAATCGATGAAGTGACTCGCCACCGTGTGCTGGCCCGGCGTGAAGGGGATGTTGGTTTCCTTGAGCCACCAGCCCTTGAGGACATACGTTTTGAGCCAGCCCCAGTTGAGCCCGTAAAACGGGTTCGTCGAATCGCGATCGAGGATCGGCACCCAGACAACCGGGGTGCGCCGGAACACAACCTGGCCGTCCATCGATGCGATGTCCTTGCCCAGGTTGTCGTTTTGCGACTCGAGCGCTTCTTCCAGCGGCTGGTACACCGAGTAATTCGTGTAGAAACCGTAGGTGTCGCCCGTGTTCGGGGTCGGGATGCCATCGACCGGCGGGGTGAAGTGCGTCTTGGTTGCCGCTTCACGCGCCTGACGAATGAAGTCGTCGCGGCTGATCGCCGTGTACGGGCCGGTCCAGTTATTCCAGTTGGGGTAGGTCGTGGGGGAGAGCGCCGCCACGTCCGAATAGCCCGAGAGGATACCGCCGTTGAAGCCCTTGGTCGCGTTCTTGGGCACCCAGTAGGGAATGCCCAGCGGGGTCTTGGTGTCGCTGGCCGCCGGTGCGCCCCAGAAGTTTTGCTCCATCAACTCCACGAAGGAGATCAGCGCCATGATGCGCTGTTCCTTGATGTAATCGACGATGCGGGAAGGCTCGCTGTTCATCGCGATCGTCTGGCCGATGATCGCGTAGCTCGTCTGGCTGTTGCGCCAGACCGTGTTGGCCTGGACCATGCCGTCAACGATGTTGACGTTATCGCTTTCGGCCAGCGCCACGTTGCGAGCGGCGTTGGATTGAGCGACCAAAACGTTGAATTGAATCCCGGTGCCCGATTGCAGAACCATGCGGTTTTTCCGCAAGAGGTTCTTCATGGCAACGTGTTCTTGGAGGTTCGACGAAATGTCAGTGAATTTGGGCTTGCCCAAGTCCCTGAGCGTATTGGCAACCAAGTCGCCAATGTTTTCCGGTTGAATGCCTGGCACGGAAAATCCGTTTCTCTCAGTCTGGATTACGTTCCTTGTTCAAAGAACTCGTCGAGTTCTTCCTGTCCGGCCTTGGCGCCGTTGGTTTCAGCCAACGCCGCTGCTACGCCTTTAAGCGCTTTGGCCGTGCCAGGCTTTTCGACGGGGGGTCGTCGTTGCGTGGCAGGGGCCAAGGTTGCATCGTTCCATTGATCCGACGTTACGCGCCCGTTGCCCTTGGGCTTGGGATTGCCGGCGCCCGCGTAGGGGTCTTGCGGGGTCGGCTTGGGCTCGCTCGCTTCGCCGAAGATCGTATCGGCGGCTTCCTTGAGCTTGATCGCGAGTTGCCGCGCCGTCAGCTGCTGGATGTTGACGCCCGAGCTGCCGACCTCGTTCAGGAGAGCCATGCGGCGCTTGAGAGCTGCCTGCTGCTTGCCAACCAGTTCTTGCCCGGTGCCCTGACCCAGGAGCTTTTCATAGGCCGGGCCCAACAGATCGAAGGCCTGGTCGATGACGTGAAACGTGTTGCGCGTGTCGCGCTCGGCGTTCTTCTTGCGTTCCTCGGCCAGCTCCGCTTCGAGCTTCTTGATTCGGCTGTTGGTCGATTTGGTGATGTGCTTGAGAGCTTGCACGCCAACGGGATCGAGTTGCGATTCATCGACGCCCAGATCGTATTGCTCCTCGGGCTCGGGCGCTGGGGCAGCTGCTTGCCGGCGCGGGGCCTGAGCATCTTCGAGGGTTTGAGCACGACTGAATTCCTCGCGCGTCCTCAAGCGATCGCGCAGGATGCGGTGAATGGTTGTGGCGATCGTGGCGTCTGACATGTCGGCCAGCTCGTCTTCGGCAAAGCCCAGCTCAACCGCTTCGCTCATCAAACGCTGCCGGTAAGCGTTCTGGCGCGGCGCCGGTGGTGTTTCTTCAGCTGGTTCTTGAGGAGTTGTCGGAGCAAAGCGCCCCTTGTCGTCGCGGGGTTTGTCGGGAGTTTCTTCGCCGAGATTGAAGGGGTCATCATCGACTTGGGCATCCGGCCCTTGGGATTCATTCGCCATGCCCATGAAATTACGCCAGGCGAATGCAATTGTCAAGCGCCGAAATTTACGCCTGGACGATGAGGTAGTCCAAACGCGGAGTGTTGGCCGATGCCACAGCATAGGGAACCGCGCCAGCTGCCAGTGGCAAAGTCGCTACCGGATCGCCCGGTTTCATGGTGATGAGATTGGTTCCACCGGAGCCGTCTCGAATGCTGATGTTGTCTGTTGCGTCCATGTTTTGAAACTGCGCCCAGCGAGGCGTTGTCACTCCTCCGAGGGGAATTGCGGCGGGACTTGTCGAGGTCGCCATGCTTGCTTCGATGTAGGCATTACCGGCAACATCAACCTGGACCGCCGTGGCCGCCTTGCCGACAGCGGAGTTGGTGACCCCAGTTTTGAAGAAGGAAAGCGAGCCGGAAATGGTTATCTCTTTAGCCATCGCAACACTCCTTGTTTACCCCCTGCGCGGGGGCTGCATTATTTTGTTGACCATCTGATTCGTTCGCGCCGCCTCGGCCTGAGCAATCTGAAGATTCTGCATGCGCTGCACGTTCTGCTGAAACTTGATTTGCTCCTTGGCGGTTTCCAGAACCGAGAGTATGAATTCAAAGTTGGGGAACGCCTTGGGGTCGGGGGGCATGATGTGAACTTGCTTCAGCTCGTCGTCCCATCCGATGATGATCGCGGGTAGCTTCTTGGGTTCCTGGCCGTGGGGGGTGATGACTGACATGGGTTTCCTCAGTAGTCGTTGATTTCTGGCGCCTGGTGCTTGCCAGTATATTGCGCATCGGAGTAGCCTGCATCCCGATCGAAGAAACCATGCGCCTGCATGTACGCCTTGCGGTGCGACCGGCTGGTTAAGATCGGTCTGCCATCGGGTGTGAAGCTGGTCGGCACGCCTCGGGCCTGGGCCATCTCCATCGCTTCCTTGATCTGGCTGGGGTGAACCGCCAAAGCATCGCTCTCAAGGGGCTTCCAGGCGATGAACGAGCTGGGCCCGCTGCACTTCTCCGGGGGGGGGTAGCGCTTCTCGTACTCCTCCTGCGTCACTTCCTGACCGTCCAGGAAATGTTGCCAGCCGTTCTTGCCCAGAATCGCCTGATCCCTCTTCATACCATCGCCCTCGCGAAGTCAACGCGCATTCGTTCGACCGCTCGCACAATGCGCTGCACGATCAGATTGTCCACAGCCGCAACGTTGTGCATGCGCTTTATTTCTTTCCAGCTGATCTTGGCCCGGGCAATGATGATCGGCGATTCATCGGTGCAAAAGCCATCGAAGTCCCGGTCGCTCAGAACCGCCTCGAAGTGATACACCTTGCGCTGGCGTTCGTAATCGTTCAGGGCCCCGGCATAGAGCGAGACCACTTCGGGGCGCTGCTCGAATTCGTCGAGGAATTCGGCGATAGCTTCCGCGGGCGTCATGGCTCGCATGGCTCACCTATTGCTGGCCGTTGCCATTCTTTGAAGCTGCCATCATCTGCGTAATCGCTTCCTGCCCTCGGCCCTGCGCCGTGCCGGTCTGCCCCCCAACGCTGCGCCGCTCGTAGGTGCGCGTTGTCTCTTGGGGCATCCTCGGTTGCTCAGCGCCTCCACCTTCCTCTTCGCCGGTTTGCTGCGCGGGGGCTTGCTGGAAGGTGAGAATTTCTTCGAGGTCGGGCTGATCCATCAGCTTGCCGACAATCTTCAAGTAGGCCTGGAAGTCCAGGGCAACGCCTTGGCTCTGTGCGACCTGGGCCATGGGAATAAAGATTTGCGTGACGATCTGGTTGAGCGCTGCCAGGCGCGATTGCGGGGTCTGATGCTGAAGGCTGTACGGATCCAAGGTGACCTTCATGTCCTCGAAGGGAACCTTCTGCCGATCGTCCGGGCTGGCCTTCCTGGTGATCGACATCGACGGCATACCGGGCAGGGCATACTCGCTCGTCATGACCTTCTCGGGATCGTGATGCCAGTACCAGCACAAGGCCCGGCCCACGTCGCCGATAAAGTTCGTGGTACGGTCCTGCATCTGGGCAATCGTGGCGCTCGAGTTCTCGTTCATCAGCTTGTCCTGAGCTGCCGTCTTCGACTGCGGAGCCAGGCCGCCCATGATTTCGAGGTTGCCCGAGAGCCAGCTGAAGACATCCTTCAGCGCCATGAACAGCTGGAAATTCTGGGCGTTGGGTCCGCCGTAGGTGACCGCCTTCAGATTCTCGGGGTTGTCCACCCTGACCACTTCGCCATCGTTGCAATCGATCGCCCGGCTGCCGTCCTCGGTCGAGCCGCCGCGAACGAAGACGTTCTCCTTTTGCCGATCGGCTTGCCTCACGAGCTTGCGGAGCTGGCGATTAAGGGCCAGGTGCAGATCCCACAGGTCTTGCATCGGGGCCTTGGGCATGATGTTGCCGGGGACCGTGCCCATGCCGAGCATGTGATAGGGCCCGCAGTCAGGGCCCAGCCAGCGCTGAATGCGCATGGCCTTGGCATTCCCCTTGGCGTCCACCGTGACATCGCCGTCGAGCAGGGTGACAACGAGCCGGTGCCGGGGGAGGTAGATTTCCCACAGGTCCACGAAGTCCTCGAACTCCTCCTCGTCGCCGCCCAGGGTGGTGCGCCCGAGCAAATGGATCCGCTCGTCCCCTTCGAGGTTGTAAATCCGGTCGGGCATGGGGGACATGTCCTTGCGGACTTCGCGCGAATAGAGCTTGGAATTCTTGACCACCGCCAGGGGCACGCGGAAGCGGTGACCGATGTAGCTGCACTCCTTGAAGTCACGGGCGTGCATGTCGCATACGAAGTCGTCGAGGTCGATGCGCTGGGCCAGAGGCTTGCCAGCGCCCTTGGTCCAGGCCGACAGCGAAGCATCGGCGGGCGTGGCCAAGCTGACCTTGCAGATCCCGACGTTGAAAAGCCCATCGGTGATGCAGCGTTCAAACGTGCCAGCCAGATAGGTGCGGACAACCTCTTCGTTGACCCAGGATTCCATGGTCGAGACGATCGGCTTGTTGGCGCGGTTCCAGGTACTGAGCATGAAGCGGGGATTGGAGGAGAGGAGGCGCCGGCCCACGACGTTGACGTACATGGCCAGGAGGTTGATGAGGACGGGTTTCTCGGCGCCTTCTTCGGACCAGTTGGTGCCGACAAACTCGCGCGTCATATCGACGCGAACCTGACGCGGCTTGCGCAGGACAAGCCGGGATCGATATACCGCTGTGCAAAGGCGGTCCAGGTCGGGTTCATCCTTCATGGAAGCTGTCCGTTCCTTCTCTCAGTCGCCGCTTAGTCTACCCGACTCGGCTT